GGGCTAGACCCGCGCGTCGAGATCCTGCGGCTGATCGCGTTCTGGAAGTGGAAGGCGAACCTTTACGGGAAGCTGCTGCAAGAGGCGTACGCGGCCGCCGAGGCGCTGCGTAAGGCCCACCAGGCCGGGACGCTGCTGCTGGCCGACCCGGAGGAAGAGACCCGGTTCGACGGCAATGGAGAGTACGACGGGGTCCGCTACGAGCACCCCGCGTTGCAGGTCGCCCGCAACCAGCTCGAGCAGATATTCATCACGGGCGGGGTGACCGCCCTGGTCGGGCACAAGTACGACGTCGACCGCGACGGCCGCGTGTTCGCCGTCGATGAGGGCATCCGTGGCCTGGTGCAGCTCGAGCAGAAAGCTCACGAGCTGGTCGGCAAGTTCTGCCACCTGGCGGTACAGGCCAAGGTCGCCGAGACCCGGATCGAGATGGCCCAACACATCGGCGTGATGATCCAAGCCGTCATTCTCGGCGTGCTGCGGGACCTCGACATCGCCGCGACCGAGCGCAAGGTGCAAGACCTGATCGTCGCCCATATCGACATGGTCACGTCCGGCCCGATGGCGATCGCGGCGTAGGGCCGGCCGGCAGTGAACGGGGGGAACGGGTGCCGCACGTCAACCAACGCGACCACGCCGCGGACGGCACCGTGCGCAACATCGTCGACCGGGTCATCCTGGCGCGCACCACGGGCTACTCCGAGGCCACGATCCGCAAGCACTGCCGGCCGGTCGACTACGACCCGGTCACGGGGAGAGCGCTCTACGACCGGGATGCCGTGCTCGACCAGCTCGAGGCCGCCGGCGTACACCCGCGCCCAGAAACCAGGGGCCCGCGGGCGCGTCGCGCTGGACATCCTTGACTTTTGCCCCGTAGCACCCCCAATCTGTCACCGTTGCGTCGAGTGGCCGAACAGGGGCCGGCTCGGCGCTTTTTTGGTGCCCGACGGGCCTTGCCGCCGGCGCTCTGATGTCCGACCCCCGGCCCCGGGGGTCGGCTGCCCCGTACGGGACGAAGCCGGGTCTGCCGCCGCGGTCGAGTCCGTCAAGGACGTACGGGGCGCCCCCGTGACCCGGCCGGCCGCCCAGCGAATCGAGCACGCTGGGGGGCCGCCGGGCACCCTAAACTTGCGTCCCCCGTTGCGGGCGGACGACCCGACCTGTCCACGCAGGAAGGGTCGGCCGGGCACGGTTCAAATCCGGCCGGACGCGCCTACATGAGTAACGGCCTGATCGACTACGGCGCCGCCTGGCAGCACACCCGCGGACTGTTCGCGCCGCGGCCGCAGCGCTGGGCGAACCCGGGCGAGCTGGCCGCCGCGCTCGACCCCACCACGATCCAGACGCCGGCGCTCGACGTCATCGACTCCGTGCTGGCCGAGGTCAAGGCCGGCACCGCGGACCGCGTGATGATCTCGATGGCGCCGCAGGAGGGCAAGAGCGAACGCGCGAGCAGGCGGTTCCCGACGTGGATCCTGGCGAACCGGCCGGAAACCCGCATCGCGATCATCAGCTACGCGCACCGCATCGCCCGACGGTGGGGCGAGCGGATCCGCGACGACATCGCCGCGCACGGCAAGAAGCTCGACCTCGAGGTCAAGCCCGACGCCGCGGCCGATGAGTGGACGCTGACCGGTAAGCGGGGCGGGGTCTACTGCACCGGAATCGGCGGGCCGCTGACATCGCGTGCGGTCGATCTGCTGATCGTCGACGATCCGTACAAGGACGGGCCGCAGGCCGACAGCAAGGCGTGGAACGAGCGGGTCCAATCCTGGTGGACCGAGGTGGCCGTGCCCCGGCTCGGCCCCGGCGTCGCCGTGGTGATCATTCAAACCAGGTGGCGGGAAGACGACCTCACCGGCTGGCTACAGGGCCGCGAGGACGGCGATATCTGGCGGGTCATCAACATCCCCGCCCAGGCCGACCACGACGTCATCAAGGGCCAGACGGACCCGCTCGGCCGGGAGTTCGGGCAGTACATGATCTCGGCCCGCGGCCGCAGTGAGGCCGACTGGGAAGCCCGCAAGAAGGCGATGGGCACCCGGGCCTGGACGGCGCTGTGCCAGGGCCGGCCGTCGCCGGCGGACGGCGACGTGTTCAAGAGCGATTGGTGGCGCTACTACGAGCAGCCGCAATGGATCGTCATGCCGTCCGGCGCTCACCACGCCATCGGATTCGACGAGATCATCATCAGCGTTGACTGCGCGTTCAAGGACGAAGAGCAGTCCGACTATGTCGTGTTGCAGGTGTGGGGCCGCCGCGGCGTAGAGGCGTACCTACTCGACCAGGTCCGCGAACAGATGACCTTTGTCGAGACGATCGTGCAATTCAAGTTGCTCGTTGCCAAGTGGCCACAGGCAACGCTCAAGTTGATCGAGGACAAGGCCAACGGCACCGCGGTTATCAACATGCTGCACCGCAAGATCGGCGGCATCGTCCCGGTTGAGCCGACGAAATCGAAGCTCGAGCGGGCCCGGGCCGTCACTCCGTTCGTCGAGGCCGGGAACGTCTGGCTGCCCGATCCGGAGCTGTGCCTGTGGATCTACACCCTGATCGAAGAGGCCAAGATGTTCCCCCGCGGGAAGACCGACGACACGATCGACGGTCTCACGCAGGCCCTCGACCGGTTGTTGCTCGACCCGCTGATCACCGAAGACAAGATCGTCGAAGACGACGAAGACGGCGACCCGGAGGGCTCTATCAGCGCCCTCTGACGAGAGGGGGCCCGGGCCGTGGCTCGACACAACATCCCGGACGACGGAGTCAAGCACATCGCCGGCCGGGAGTGCCCGTGCCAGCCCGTCGCCAGCAAGGGCCGCGACGACGGCGTGATCCGCACGATTTACACCCACCAGGAGACCCGCAAGCACCCGGAGATGCCCGAGCTGCACGACCGCCTGGCGGTCGGCGACGACGAGTTCCCCGAGGCCGACTGCGGACACATCGTGGTCGACGTCGACGGCGACCGGCAGCACCACAACATCCCGGACGACGGGAACCCCCACGCCCCGACCACCGAGTGCGGCTGCGGCCCTCAGCGCGTCACCGCGGGCACCCACGTCGTGTTCGAGCACGTCGACCAGGAGAGGGGCGCCGGCACCGATGACATCGACTACTAGGAACCGCCGCGGCACCCCCGGCCGCGCCCCGATGTCCGGCGCCATCGTCGAGAGCGGCACCGCCCTCGAGCTGCGGCGCGCGAACGACACGATCGAGCTGCTCTCGACCCAACTGCAAGAGGCCCACGTCGGCAGTTCGCTCACCGAGGCCAGCGTGGCCCAACTCGAGCGGCAGATCACCGGCGATCCCGGCTGGCGGATGTTCTCCGTCCTGACCGAGATGGAGTTTTCGCCCGACGGGCTCGCCCAGCTCCGCGCGGTGTGCCGGCTCATGGGGCTCGTGAACCCGCTGATCAAGCGCGGGTTGGACCTGCGCATGGTGTACGTGCACGGGCAGGGCTGCGAGATCCGGGCCCGCGCCACCGGCCGCGCCCCGGAAGACGGCGCCGAGGCCGAGCAGGACGTCAACGCCGTCGTGTCCGCGTTCGTCGAGGACGCCGCCAACCAGCGGGCCGTGTTCGGCCAGCAGGCCGCCGGCGAGGCCGAGCGCGCGTTGGGCACCGACGGAGAGCTGTTCATCGCCCTGTTCACCCGCCCCCGCTCGGGATGGGTGCAGGCCCGCACGTTCAGCGCGGACGAAATCGCCGAGATCATCAGCAACCCGGACGACAAGAGTGAGCCGTGGTTCTACCGCCGGCGCTGGCAACGGCAGTGGTACGACGACGCCGGCGTGCTCCAGTACGAAGAGCAAGAGCAGCTCTACCCCGACGTCGACTACCGGCCGGTGCGCCGGCCCACCTCGTTCGCCGGCGTCAAGATCGATTGGTATGCGCCGGTCATCCACGCCGCGGTGAACCGGCCCCTCAACTGGGTCCGCGGCATCCCCGACGTCTACGCCGCGATCAACTGGGCGCGCGCCTATAAGGAGTTCCTCGAGCAGTGGGCCGTGCTCATGAAGAGCCTGGCCCGGTTCGCGTGGCGCCTGACCGCCGACGGTCGGAACAAGACGCAGGCCAAAGCCGCGATCGCCGCGGCCGGCACCTCGAGGTCGGTGGGCACCGGGGAAGCCAACGACGTCGGCGGCACCGCGCTCACCCCGCTCGGCGCGACCCTCGAGGCCATCCCGAAATCGGGTGCGGTCATCGACGCCGAG